TTTACTGGCGCACAGGTCGGCACACTGATTGCTGGTTATCTCAATGCAGATGTGAATAATCCATCTTTGCAAAGCAGTTTAACTCTTGCAAGTAGTACAGGCAGTGTCCCGATGCCTTACGACTATGATGCTGTTCCCGTTGCTTATAGATTGATTGCTCGTTATCCCGGTTGGACTTTTAGTAGCTTGACTGGCACTTACCTCAAAACAGCAATCAGTATTCCTATTACACAAAACCAAGTACTCGATGTTAATAGTAATCCACTATATTCTTCCGGCGTTACAGGTGTAGCGGTCGATCACGGTGCTCAGACGATTACTCTGAGTGCAAGTCGTTCCGCTGCTCAGGTTTGGAGTGCGGTTCAAGATAACGTATCGTTACTAGCTAATTTGACTAAAGCGGATCCATTTACAACAACTAATGGTTCTACTTTCACTGGTGCTTATACCTTAGTTGTTAGTGGCGGTGGTACTTTAACTTCAGGAAATATTCTAGGCAACGTCACTCTATCTGGCGCACTTTCAAGTGGTGTGGCGATAACGGGCAATGTTAGCCAAGCAACACCGACTAATTTAACCGGAGTAACAATTACCGGTAACTTGACCTACAACACCAATACGCCGATTACAGTTACACTTACTAATACAACAATTACCGGCACTGTCAGTAACAGTGGCTCTGGTTTGGTCACAATAAGCAGAGCCAACAGCACAATTGGAACTGTTGGATCTAACGTTGTAACTCGTCCAGTTACATCCTTAACACTAAATGGCTTAACTGCTGGATCACAGGTTTATATTGCTAATGGCTCTGGTACACAGGTTGCGTATGTTGCATCGTCATCAACATCGTACACACTAGATACGACAGGTCAAACCGGCACTTGGACTTGGAAGGTAGTTCGATACGGCTTTACAGCACAAACAGGCACACATAGCCCCGCTGTGGCGTCTACGACAGTTACGGTTACCCTGGCAGCTGATGCATTCATTACTCAGGCAACTAAGGCTACAGTAGCCGCTTATGAATATTTACCTGATATGGATAAGTTGTATGACTATGCTGCCTACTACGAAACACTAGAGATTGGCATACCTTACTCACGAATCATCACCAAGGCAGGTACAAACGCTTCTGCTGGCTCATATCCGGTCACGCTCAACGATACAGGTGATGTGTTTATTTTTGATGGCTCGTCGCTATCAATCTGGACTGGCGACAGGCTGAGTCCAGGAACGACGATTACAGGCGCATTGTTTAGCTCAAGCTCTGTAACAATACTACCGTCTAACTTTGGTAATACAGCTATTACAGCTAATGTGATACAGCCTATTCCATTGGACTTGACTGCTATGACTATCACAGGCAACTTGACTTATAACGATAGCGCCCCATACGCCTATACTGTAACGATTACTAACAGCACCATTACAGGCACGATTAGTAATGCTGGAACAGCAGAGGTAAAAGTTATCAAAGCTGGTACAAGTCCATTCTTTACTGCCGGTTCAAGGGTATCTGTTGTAGCGGTAGTGGCTATCACAACACCCAATAACCTTGCTCTTTCTACCTATGTTACTAGAGTCAATGGTGGTGCTGTAGACTTTGGTTGGGTCGTGCAGAATACGGCTAGAACTCTAGAGATTAGAGCAGGAGATACGTTTGCGGTCTATGCTGTAGCCTATGGGTATCAGCGAACATTGTTCTATCCAACAGCTTCAAATCTAAACTCATTCACTACAACACTGATTCCAGAAACCTTTGTTGATACAACTTTGAATACGACCAATAGAAACTATATTGCAACACAGATAACCACAGATCTTGTTGGCCAAGAACTTGCGGTATCAGTAGGTTCAGACTTACGTGCTTATTCCCCGGCTGAGGTTCTAAATGGACTGCATTACTACACCGTTGTTTACGGATCATTGCCGGCACAGGTGTCAATCTTTGCTGGAAGTGTTGCAGGTTTCACTATAATAACTGGCGGTATTTCAATATCATCCCCCGTATTCTACGCCAAAGTAAATGATTCAATAACCACTACAACAAACTTAGGTGTATTGATTCCGTTATATTTTCAAGTGGCTGCATCTGTTTATGTTGCTAACCCAAGTTATACGCCTACCAAGAAGAATAGCTCTGGCATCGTCTTACAGACCGCACCCTGGACTCAGCAAACTGCCGTTATCAGTGCAACCGATAAAGCCGACATTTCAAGCTACAGCGCCAACGCTGTTTGGAATACACTGACCTCTAATGTTACATCATCGAATACAATGGGATCTGCTATCAAGTCTACACAGGCTAGCACCAATACATTGTTAGTGACAACCAATAATATCCAAGCTAGCACCAATACATTACTAGTGACCACAAACAATATTCAGGCTAGTACCAATACATTGCTAGTGACCACAAACAACATCCAAGCTAGCACCAACACACTACTAGTGACAACTAATAACATTCAAGCTAGTACCAACACGCTGTTAATCACTACTAATAACATCCAAGCAAGTACCAATACTATCCTGCTCACAACAAATACCATTCAGGCTAGCACCAATACATTGCTAGTAACAACAAATAATATTCAAACTAGTACTGATTTATTACCTGGCATCCAAGCTAGTACCAATACATTGCTAACAACAACTAATAATATTCAAGCTAGTACTAATACTCTATTGGTGACAACAAATACAATTCAAACTAGTACTAATACAATATTGGCATCGACCAACACATTGCTAGCGACAACTAATAATATTCAAGCTAGTACTAATACTATTTTGCTCACAACTAACAATATCCAAGCAAGTACAAACACATTGCTGGTAACAACCAATACAATACTGGCATCTACTAACACATTACTAATGACAACCAACAACATTCAAGCAAGTACAAATACATTGCTAGTGACAACCAATAACATTCAAACTAGTACCAATAATATTCAAACTAACACAGATCTTTTACCATCATTGATAAATACATCTAAATACATATCAGCTATGGTATCTTGATTATAACTTTTATATAAATAAGAAAAACAATCTCAAGGAAAGTGATCTGAGATGGCAAATAATAACTTTATAGTAAAGAACGGGTTAACTGCACCTTCTATCATTGTATCTGGCAATGCTACGATCAATGCTATTGTCGCAAATGGTTCAACCGGATTAGCAAATCAAGTTCTAACATCAAATGGCACCGGTGTTTATTGGGGCAATGTTGCCGCCGGTGCAACTTTTGTAAGGCAGTTATTCACAGCAAATTCTACCGTCAACACAACATTCACCATTACGAATGGCTATACCGTAAACTCAATTGACGTTTATAAGAATGGTGTAAAACTTATTGTTGGAACGGAAGTTACAGCAAACAATGGAACTAGTATTACCCTTGCTACCCCAGCCATAAGTAATACTATTATTGATGTTGTTGGTCTTCTATCGGCCTCTGTTTACTCGCTAAATGTAAATACTGTATCGCAAGGTTTTGCATTTGATTGGACCAATACTCATATATTTAATGCTAATGTGAGGTTCAATTCTGGTATTATTGCAAATGGTGGAGTAGGAACAGCAAATCAAGTTCTAACATCAAATGGCACCGGTGTTTATTGGGGCAATGTTGCTGCAGGCGCTACTTTTGTAAGACAAACATTCACTGCAAATTCCACCGTAAATACAACATTTACAATCACAAATGGCTATACTATAGACTCAATTGATGTATATGAGAACGGTATAAAGCTTATTGTTGGAACTGAAGTTACAGCAAACAATGGAACTAGTATTACTCTTGCTACTCCGGCTTTAACTGGATCCACTGTTGATGTTGTTGGTCTTCTATCGGCTTCTGTTTATTCGCTAAACATAAACACTGTATCACAAGGGTTTGCATTCAGTTGGACCAATAATCATATATTCAGTTCGAATATGACGATAAATGCTGCCAGTCTTACAGTTGGTACTAGTACAGCAAATGCTGTAGTTGTTGGTTCCAGTCTCACTATTGCTAATAGTACTGCAAATGCTGTGGTCAATACAACCGGTTTTGCTGTTGGTAATACAACGGCCAATGCTGTGGTAAACACTGCTGCATTTACTATTGCTAATTCGAGTGTGACTTATTCGTATATTGCGCCAACCTCTGTACAAAAAGCAAATACATCATTCTTCTTGAATGCGAATGGATCTTGGTCATCAATTTCCGCACCATCGATATCTTTTCTTGAAGCTTTTCGTTTCGGCATAACCTAATCATTCTTATATAAGGATAATATAACATGGCAACTACACCAAATTTCTCAGCTACACCAAAATTCGGCAGTGTTAACATTACTACAGCAAATGCTAACCGTGACGGCACTGGCACAATTGGTACCGTGTTTACTGCAGGATCATCTGGATCACGTATTGATAGTATTATAATTGTAGCTACGGCTACCACGACTGCTGGTATGATCAGATTGTTTATTCATGATGGCACTTCTGCTCGTCTTTTTGATGAGATTCCAGTTATTGCAATTACTCCGGCTAATTCAACTCCGACATTCAATGCAGCTGTTGGGACTAATACACCTCTTTTAAGCAATCGTTATCCTATTAGTATCCCTACTGGATATTCATTGCGTGCATCAACACACAATGCCGAATCGTTCAACATCCATGCTATTGGAGGTGACTTCTAATGAGTAATCTTGGTTTTTATGGTTATCCTTTACCTCCTAATGCCCCAACACGTATTATGCCATCTGAATTTAGATCATATCGTGTTTTTCCAACTTCAGGCACTTATACTTTTACAACACCATTAAACGTTTTTCAAATTGGTTGTTATGTTGTAGGCGGTGGTGGCGGTTCGTATGGTGGCGCTAATTCCAGTTGCGGTGCAGGTGGTGGTGGCATGGCATTTGGTGTTATTGATGTTACACCAGGTCAAACTATCCCGACAATTACAGTTGGGGTTGGAGGAACAGGTAATACAACTAGCCCTGGGGCTGGAGGTACGTCAAGTATTGGTTCTTTAATAACAGCAACAGGCGGTGGTGCTGGCGGACAAGGCTCAAGTGGGGCCGCTGGAACTGGTGGGACTGGCACATGTGCTGATGGTGTTAGAAATATTTTTACTGCTAATGGTGGTGCTGGCAACCGTGACACTTCCGGAGCTGGTGGTGGTGGAGCTGCTGGAAGTTTTTATGGAACTGGCGGCGCGGGCGGCTCGGGTGGCGGTGGTGGTTTTGGACCTGGTGGTATCGGAGGTCCGATTGGTGGTGGTGGTGGTGGTGCTGGATATCCCGCAGGTACTGCTGGTGGCGGCGGCGGAGGAACCAGTGGTGCAGGACAGCGAGGTGACAACACGCCGGCTCCATTTGGTGGACCGGGGATTAGTGTTAGTACTGCAGCCCCGTCATTTTTTCTTTCAAACACCACTTTTTCAGCATTTAGTGGTTTTAGTACTCAACAAGGACTCAACAGCAGCCCAGCATTTTATGGTATAAATGGAGTTAGCCCAATTAATAATACGATGTGGCCATTTCGTTTATTACGAAATGATCTAGATGGATCGGGTGGTGGTGGCTCCACCACCTCCAACTCCTCTTTAAGCGTGGTAGGTGGCGCAGGTGGATTTGGAGGTGGTGGGGGAGGAGCTGTTAGTTCTGGTACTCCCGCTTGTTCTGGTGGTGCAGGTGGATTTGGAGGAGGAGGTGGCAGTTGCAATATGGGAGGTGGCAATGGTTTTGGTGGTGCTGGTGGATTTGGAGGCGGTGGAGGAGCCGCCGCCACTAGTGGCGGCGGCATTGGTTTTGGTGGTGCTGGTGGATTTGGAGGCGGTGGAGCTGGTGGTGCACTTAGTAGTACCAGTATTGGTACAACGAGAGGCGCATCAGGTGGATCCGGTATCGTAATCCTCTACTGGACAGAAGGATACTAAAATATGCCCCTCGCATGGATTGATCCACCCAATACAGTAAGAGACGTAGCACCGGGAGACCCAACTTTACTTTATCACCCGGACATAGCTAAGTTTTATGATACTGAAGTTCCAGATGGTACAATAAATGGTGCAACTAAAAAAGGTAAGAAATGGACTAATCCACAACCAGCTCCAGAACCACCACCACGCCCACCAGAGCCTCCGGCTCCACCTCCAGTACCAGAATCAGTAACACCATTGCAAGCACGAAAAGCACTTCGTAAGGCCGGTTTACTAAATACAGTCAACGACTTCATCTCGACTCAATCAGATGAAGTGCAGGAAGCGTGGGAGTATTGTATCAGTGTATATCGTAATGATCCGTTAATCACATCATTACAGGTAGAACTCAATCTCACTAATGAACAACTAGATGATCTGTTTCGTTCTGCAGCTGAAATAGTATAAGGAATAAAAGTTATGGCATTACCAAAAGATATTGCAAATATAGGTAGTATTGCTAATGCTATGTACAATAGTATTACAGCGAATACGACTGCATTTACATCAATGAATGTCGGTAATACTACTGCAAATGCTGTAGTCAACTCGACAGCATTTACAGTTGCTAACTCTACTGTAAATTATTCATATATTGCACCAACATCTGCACAAAAAGCAAACACATCGTTTTTCTTGAATGCGAATGGTTCCTGGATAACGCCTCCTGATCCTAATGGTTCGGCAACTACCACTACTTCGGCCACATCTATCACCTTGACAAACACATCTACACGTTTACAATCTGTGGCTTTTACACAGGATGCGCAAAGCGTGATCCTGCCAGATGCGCGGACTCTCAATATAGGCGGTCCGCTATTCGTTATTAACAATTCCGGCGCGCGCACTTTTGGCGTTCGCTCAGGCAATCCAAACCAGTTTGTGCCGGCCGATTTTTCAGCGGCAACCGGCTGGACGGCTGGCACGGGCTGGACGATTGGTAGCGGTGTAGCGACCAAGACGGCTGGCGTGCAGTCGGATTTAACACAAGTCATCGCTACCACCCTAAACATCCGATACACTATCACCTTCACCATTACATCAGTGAGTGCGGGCGGTGTTCAGCCTGTGCTGACGGGAGGCGGGGCGGATGTTCTAGGCACTTTGCGCACCACTGCCGGCACCTACACGGAAACATTCCTCAGCAACGGGAATAATCTTGCTGGGTTCCGCGGAAATGCAACTTTTGCTGGTTCCATAGACAATGTAAGTATCACCCAGACCTTCTCGCCTCTTGTCACTGTTGTGCCTCCTGGCGCCACGGCAGAACTCTCTCTGACTTCTGTTGCGACGATTGCCGGCTCGTGGGTGGTCAGTGGGCGCGACCTGTCTCCTGGAATGGTGGTGGTTGATGTTCTTTTGCCATCGACCATCACTCAGACAACTGAAACGGTCGTGCAGATCACGGACGTTCTAAGCCTGCATTATGCAAGGGATGCCTCTAGCTTTCCTTATGCCTACCTTGTGGATCACTCCACAATCCCGGCGACTGTAGGCGCCCCGGTGCTAATTACCTCTGCTGCTGCTAATGTGGTGCATTCTTTCCGCATCTCGAACACGAAGGTAGTGGTGTTCTTGTCCGACAACACAACCCGCAATATTTCAATTAGCGGCACAACCCCAACAATCTCGGCATCCACCGCGGTTGATCAGCTTCTTACAAATGGAGATTCTACCACACCTACCGCATCGTTCAGCGGGCCACCCCTTATTGTTCAGATGGGCGCTAACTTCGATCAGTTTATTGTGATGGGATATGAATCAGGATCAAGGCTAACCAATCGCGTGCAGGCGCTTGATTGCAGCGGTGCCGCGCCAATTGCTGGGACGGCGATAAATATAGGCGCCACTTTTGCTGGGGCTGGTGCTGGGGCGGCGCCTGCCGCTTTGTATCGAATTACAGCGACAACCGCCCTTGCCATTTACCTTGACGATAGCGGTACTGCTGGGAGCCCATTTTCAGTTAGGGCAATGGTTCTATCCCTCGCTGGAACCACAATCACCGCCGGTACAAGCGCAGGTTTAAATGATGTAACATCTGTAATAAGGACGTGGCCTTCGTGCCAACTTTCAAGCACATCCTATATTGTTAGTTACTACGATACCATTTTGACACGACCTCGCGTTGTATCTATTACGGTAAGTGGAACAACATGTAATTTTGGAGCTCCTGTCACCTTAGTTGATGCCTCCGGCATCGGCACGGATGGATATTTTGAAATTATCGCAAATAGATTTCAGCCAAATTTATATACAATCTCAAGCACATCTGCTTTAGTGTCTGTTACTGGTAGAAGTGCCGTATTGACTAATACATCTGGTGTAATAACTGTCGGCACCATTTTGAATTCTGGTGCAGGTATTAGTCAATTTCCACAAACTCCAACTGGATATATGGTTGGGACTTCAGCTAATCAATTATTTAGTTTTATTTCCATTAATGGGGTTGATTTAAACTTAAGGCATATAGAATCAATTACCGGCGTGGAGACAAACGTCGCCACGACAATAGCGCAGCGATTGAAATTTGGATTATCAAGTGGGATTAGAGGAATTTTTTTTACAGCAACTTCTAGTTATCTTAACCGCCCAAGTATGATGGCAATATTTAAGATAATGGAAGGCGGCGGCGGCTATTTTGCTGGATTTGCCAACCTTAATGCAATGAATTTTATTGCTACAACTGGCGTCATGTCTGGCGTTCCAGTAGAAGTTTCTCCAAATCGTGCTGCTTTTACCGCTGCTGGTTTGATTTACAGCAGTGCCGTAAATACCGGCGTCAAGCTTAACATTATGGAGTTTGTGACATGATCAACCTCATCTTAGCAGGGGAGGTGATTATTGCCACCTCCTCAACTATTGAAACCACGCCCGACGCAATTATTACATCTGATGGTGTGTATCCGTTTACGGCTGGCGTAACCGGCACAGCGACGGTTGCGAGCCTCCCAGCTGATTTCAGTTCACATTTATATCTCTGGCGCAATGAATCATTAGTAAGATTGCCTGATCCGCCTGCTCCACCTGCGCCTGTGCCAGAGGCTATTACACCACTCCAAGCCCGCCGTGCACTCTTAGCCGCTGGATTGCTAGATGATGTAGAAACTATGATAGCACAAGCACCGCGTGAAGCTCGTCTTGCCTGGGAATATGCAGTAGAGATATATCGTAATGATCCAACACTTGCTATGCTAGCAACATCACTAGGACTTACTTCCGATCAAATAGACGATTTGTTTCGCTCTGCAGTCGAAATAGTATAAGGAATAATAACTTATGGCATTACCAAATGATCTCTCGAATATAGGTAGTATTGCTAATGCTGTATTCAATAGCATTTCCGCAAATGCGACTGCAATTACGTCACTGAGTGTCTCTTCTATTACTGTATCCAGTAATGCTACTATGAATGCTATTACTGTATCCGGTAATGCTACTATGAATGCTATTACTGTATCCAGTAATGCTACTATGAATGCTATTACTGTATCCGGCAATGCCACTTTTTCTAATACAATTGCTGTCACCGGTCTTGCTACTATGAATGTTATTACTGTATCTGGCAATGCTACGATCAATGCTATTGTCGCAAATGGTTCAACCGGATTAGCAAATCAAGTTCTATCATCAAATGGAACTGGTCTTTATTGGGCCAATTCTACCCCCGTTGGCGTGACAAAAGGTCAGGCCATTGCATTTACTATGATCTTTGGCCTGTAAGGAGATAACCCATGGCAAACCCGAATATAGTCAACGTTGCTGCCATTTACGGCAACAATTCTAGCGTTTCTCTAACCACGACTAGTGCGACATCTATTGTCAGCAATGCGGCTTCTAGTGGCAAAATCTACAAGATTAATATGATTATGGTGGCAAATGTTGACGGCACAAATGCTGCTGACATCACCATCAACAAGTATAGTGCAGCGGCTTTAGGTGGTACTGCCTTTCCGATTGCTTCCACGATCTCTGTACCGGCAGATGCTACGCTAATCATTTTGGATAAGACGACAGCACTGTATTTGCTGGAAAATGAATCTATCGGTGCTATTGCTAGTATTGCAAATGATCTTGTGGTAACTTGCTCGTGGGAAGAAATTAACGCGTAGGTTGATGTAATCGTTGTAATCTAACTGTTGAGGATTTGATATGCCGTTGCGCCCGCCTGCTGGGTTTATCTCAGCCAATTTTGATCCGCTAAAGAACCCAAACGCGCCTACAGAAGTTACGGCATTAGGCGACAATACCCAGGCTTCTGTGTCGTTCTCGGCCCCTGATAACCCCGGCGGATCGGCTATTAGTGCGTATTATGCGGTGTCTAACCCTGATCGCATTACGGTCTCGGGGGCCACCTCGCCTATCATGGTGACCGGGCTGACGAACAACACTGCGTACACGTTTCAAGTTTGGGCACTCAATAGCTACGGGCCCGGAGCGTTTAGCGCAGCGAGCGGGAGCGTTACGCCGTCGGCGGCACGAGGTTTGTTTGGCGGGGGTATTTCCTACAGTGCTATTAGTTTTATAACTATTGCAACAACCGGAAATGCCACAAATTTTGGCAACTTGACAACTGCCCGGTATGGATTAGCCGCATGCGCTTCTTCTACAAGAGGTGTTTTTGGAGGTGGTCGCCACAGCACAACAACTTACGACACAATGGATTATGTAAATATTTTTTCTGTGGGAAATGCTTTAAATTTTGGTAGTTTAACTGTAGCTCGATATTATCCAGCTGCATGTTCCTCTTCAACCAGAGGAGTGTTTTCTTCAGGCACTGACTCAGTTGGACCAACTGGTGTTATGGATTATATTACAATTGCATCAACAGGTAATGCTATTAATTTTAGTAATTCTGGACCATTGGTATCAATGTTAGCAGGATGCTCTTCCCCAACTAGAGGTGTTTTCGGTGGAGGCGAAAACACGGTAAGTGCTATGTCTTTCATTACAATTGCAACCACTGGTGCTGCAACTTCTTTTGGATCATTAACTCTTGGACGCAGATTATTAGCCGCATGCGCTTCTTCAATAAGAGGTGTTTTTGCAGGGGGTGTTAACGCTATAAATGTAATTGATTATATTACAATTGCTACAACTGGAAATGCTATTGATTTTGGGGATTTAACTATTGGGCGTCAAAGTATTGCATCGTGTTCTTCTCAATTGAGAGGTATTTTTGCTGGCGGATCGGGTTATAATGTAATTGATTATATTACAATTGCTACAACTGGAAATGCTATTGATTTTGGGGATTTACCTATAGATACAAGTGATTTTGCCGGTTGCTCAAGCGGCCATGGAGGACTCGCCTAATGCCAACGTATAGCGGAGTATGGAACCTCGTGGCGCAGTTTCAGGCGGTGGGACAAGGATTGTGGCCTAGTGTTGATTTAACCCGCGCTTTGTTTTTTGGCGGATACCCCGGTGGTTCTGAAATTAACGTAATTGATTATGTTAGAATTTCCGTACCGGGAAACGCTACGGATTTTGGGGATTTAACTCAAACCCTTTCTGAAACCGCAGCGTGCGGCTCTACCACAAGGGCTGTTGTTTTCGGTGGGCATCCTCCTGGTGCGAGCGGTCTAACTGTAAACGTAATCCAATATGTAACGTTTTCTACGATTGGAAACGCAGCAAGTTTTGGTACTTTGTCGGTTGGTAAATGGGGCGGTGGTTCTTGTAATTCCTTGACCCGTGGTATTTTTGCAGGAGGGCGCACGTCCGCTCCTGCAGATACTTTGGTTATTGAATATGTAACCATTTCTACAACAGGGAATTCAATAAATTTTGGTAATTTAACTTTAGCAAGATATGCGCTTGGTGGATTTAGTTCATCCACTCGTGGTGTTTTTGCTGGAGGCAATAATTCTGGTGTAGTTAACAGAATTGATTATATTACAATAGCTACAACTGGGAATGCTACAACATTTGGTACACTATCAACAGCGGCTGAAGTTTGGTGTGCCGCATGTTCAAACTCAACCAGAGGCTTAATTCATTTAGACAGCAGCAATATTATTGAATATGTAACCATTGCAACCACTGGAAACACAGTGGATTTTGGTGATCTTTTGTCTTCTGCAAGCAATATGTCCGCCAGTGCATCTCCAACTCGCGGCCTTTTTGCCGGAGCTTATGTTGCTTCAAATGTAATACAATATGTTACAATAGCCACAACAGGCAACGCTATAGACTTTGGCGATTTGACCGTTGCCCGTGGCTATTTGTCTTCAGCATCAAACGGCAATGGTGGAGTGCAATAAATGTCAATTAAAAATTGGAATGCTGGCATCATCCGCCCCGTGCCCGTTGCGCCCGCTGGCCCGTATGAGAATGGCGCAGCACCGGGTGTGTGGACGCTAGATCAGGTCGCGTACTGGAAAAAACAGAACTTGTGGCCAATTGCGGGGAATGTCGCGCCGATTGGGTTATTTGGCGGGCGTGATAACACAATCCAGACAATAATTATAACTACAGACGGAAATTCTATTGATTTTGGAGATTTGACTGTTAGTAGGCTAGCTTTAGGTGCTGTTGCTTCTAGTTCTCGGGCTGTTTGGGCTGGCGGCAGTACAGGTAGCGTGGATTTTAATACGATTGATTTTGTAACAATAGCTAGCGCGGGTAACGCTACAAATTTTGGTAATTTAACTGTCAAAAGAGCTTTTTTATCAGTTGGAAATTGCGGAAGTTCTACTCGCGGTATTTTTTCAGGAGGTTCAGACACGGTCACAGGTAATCGAATAATTATTATTGAATATATAACTATTGCAACTACAGGAAATTCTATATTTTTTGGTGAATTAATAAATAGTTTTAGAGGTGCGGGATCTTGCTCTTCACCTACTAGAGGTTTAATAGCTGGTGGTAGATCGCCGCCGGATTTCTTTAATGTTATTCAATACATAACTATCGCAAGTACTGGAAACGCTATAGATTTTGGGGATTTAACATCGTCTACGGATGGTTTGTCTGGATGCTCTTCTTCAACAAGAGGAGTTTTTGCTCGATCTGCCCAACTTACCGTAAGTAACATTTTGGAATACGTTACTATAGCATCAACTGGAAACGCTATAGATTTTGGTGATCTTTTGCAAAGTGTTAGAGACACTGCGGCTTGTTCGTCTAGCACTGTTGGAATTTTTGCGGGTGGATATACTTCTTTTGGAGGATCTAGCATAAATGTAATAAATAAAATTACAATATCTTCAACAGGAAATGCTTCTGATTTTGGAGACTTGTTAGGGGATTTTTCATCGTTTGCGGGCACTTCTAGTGTTCACGGCGGCCTTTAACACACAAATAGGGGAAACTTTTTGTCTAACGATCTGATCATCGGCAGCATCAACACCGCTCTGACCGTTAATAAATAAGCCAGAGGTTTTATAAGAACGACTACAACGTGAATAGCAACAAACTTAATTTTTGATATAAATAATCATAGCTTCTATAGATAATGTGATAGATTTTGCACATTTAATAGTCGCCAGATTTCGTTATTACTAGTTGTTCAAATTCCAATCGCAGTACCAAATAAGTTATAACACACAAATAGGAGAAAAACTTTGTCTAATGATTTGATTATTGGCTATATAAATACTGAATTGGCTGTAAAGAAGCCAGAATACAATTTGATGTTAAAAAACATTCAGGATCGTATGCCCGCTGTGACACGTGATACGAGCAACTTTCACAAGTCGCATTCTCAATTTATGAGCGTGACCCTGGATGTGACGGCCATCACGCCGATCCGCTCCATCAAACACACTTTGGCTGAGATCGACCGCACCAGATCTGCATTGCAGGAAGCTTATATAGGCCTTCGCAAAAAACAGAACGAGCTAAGAAAGAAAGAGCGTGATCTTGCTTCGACGAATGATCCGTTGGATTGCGAACTGCTAGAGATTGAGATCCTAGAGATCAACAGCCATATCGAGAGCACCCAGAACCATGTTAACGGCGCTATTCGGAAAATGAATTTTTTCGTGAACCAGCACAAGCAATTGCTTGAGAAGATTGGTAAAGAAGAGATCACCGAGGAAGACTACGAACGTGAAGAAGCACGCTACCACATCATGACCTGTATGAAGCAAGCCCTTAGCGCTGCGCGCAGTCGCAATGGTATGATCGACGAGGGTAATCTGATCTATCTTTTCGATCTTGGTATCAATGCAGCCCAGGCCCAAGCTGAAATGTACGCCTACCTCAACATGGAGAATCAACTTATCTCCGAAGGAAAAGCCCCTACTCATGAGATGACAATGCGCTGGCTGGAAGCTTGTGCTGACAAGTGGGCGGAAGACCCGGCCAAATTTGCTTCTCGCCGGGGCTTCAGCGTGTTCGATCAGCACAGCCTGACGAATATGGTCCAGATCACGCAAGAAGGTGCCAAGTAATGCATCTTGTCGTAGGTACACCGTGTTATGGCGGCATGATGTGTACGGAATATACGCAGTCTCTACTATCTCTCAAAGAAGCTTGTATACAGTATGGCATCAAGCTGACATGCATCTTTCTTGGGAATGAGAGCCTGATCCAGCGTGGCCGCAATACCATCACCCATCATTTTTTGCAGATGCCAGATGCCACACATCTGATGTTCATTGACGCCGATCAAAAGTTTGTGCCTAATGATATCGCCCGTATGATCAAAACCGATAAGAGGATCATCGGTGGAGCTGTACCTATGAAGGGCATCAACTGGGATAAAGTTCGAATGGGATCGGTTTTAAATCATCCAGACCTCAGCAAGCTGACGGGTATCTTTAACATTAACAAGCTGTCCGGTCACGAGATGATCAGTCCGAATACACCCTTTCAGGTAAAGCATATCGGAACCGGTTTTATGTTGGTGTGTCGTGATGTGTTTGAGACATTGAAAGAGCATGTTGGGTGGTACAATAACGGCGGTTCGACTGTTGATTCAGAAGAAAAAGTTTATGACTTTTTCAAGGTTCAAAATGTCAATCATCAGCTATTATCCGAAGATTATAATTTTTGTCATATGTACCGCGAACATGGCGGAACGGTTTGGGTGGCTCCGTGGTGCGAGTTGGGTCACTTTGGAGCTTATCTGTTTAGCGGGCAGTATGCCCAACAAGGAGGTTTAGATGACTCATCATTGCATTAAATATCGACTCACGACTCAAGGCGAAGTTCCATCGTTTCTCTGCCTGCATCCAGAAGGTGTCGGTGGTGTGTTTGTTGTCGGTGATCCAACAACTCCAAGCCCCCGCGACATGGTTATGATTGGACTGTCTGAAAATGACAATGTAGGTGATGCAGAAGTCATTCCAACCCAGGCAGAACTAGAAGCCTATTTGGCGATCATTGGTGCGGACTGGACAATACCCGACCCAGCCAATCCGGATGATCTAACCGCCTCAGTACCGTTTGATCCTGTAGTTGCGGCTCAGTGGGTATGGGATCGTAAGATGGCTTTGGACGCCGCAGTCTAATGGTGTGTCGTACGAATGATGAGGATAAGAGCCGAATAATTAGTCAATTGGTAGGTTAAAAAGGAATGTTGTATAATGGCTACTCCAACAACAAGAGATCAATTTGCTGAATATTGCTTACGTACTTTAGGTAAACCGGTTATTGAAATCAACGTGGACCCTGACCAAGTTGATGATCGTATTGATGATGCATTAAAATATTATTGGGACTATCATTTCGATGGTTCTGAGAAGACTTATTATAAGTATCAGATTACAGATGCCGATAAAGCAAACAAATATATTACAATGCCAGAAAATATCATCGGTGCTATTAATTTATTTCCAATCGGTCAAGGCCTGAATACAAATAATCTATTCAATATTCGTTATCAGATCGCCTTAAATGATCTTTATACATTGACATCTGTATCCATGGTCCCATATTATATGGCTTTGACACATATTCAGTTTCTTGAACAAATGCTAGTTGGTCAACAACCAATTCGTTATAATAGAAATGTAAATCGTCTCCATATTGATATGGACTGGCAGATTATTAATACAGGTGATTTTATTGTTGTTGAGGCATATCAAATTGTTGATCCTGCAACATATGTCGATGTGTGGAAAGATCGTTGGCTTATTCGTTATGCCACATGTTTGATTAAACAACAATGGGGTGCAAATTTAACCAAGTTTGTTGGTATGACACTTCCCGGTGGTATTAAGTTTAACGGTGAAAAGATTTACAATGATGCCACTTCTGAACGTGCTGAACTTGAAAAAGAAATGGTTTATTCGTATTCACTTCCTGTAACTGATATGATCGGCTAGAATGAACAATGCTCACATATAAAACATTCTGCGAAGCTTGGATTAATGGTATTGGTTCTAAAGGTATTAATGCAACCAAAGATAAAGCTGTTACATCTTCTACCAAATATGATTCACCCACAGATTATGAACGAAATGCCAAAAAAGTTGGTGAAGTTGGTGGTTTAGAACTTCACTCATCAGAAACTGCTGGTGGTGGAATTAAACATTTTACCTGGCATCCAAAAGATAAAAAAATTCACCATGTAGTTTATGCGGCTCAATCAACACCAATTCAAGGTGGTCATAGACTACAATTTCTAAGTGCTCATAGAAGATCATCATCTGATGTTAATATGGGACATGTTTATAAGAAAATTCTACAGAATGGTAATCAGATGGTTGGCACAAGTCATTCACCTGGTGCTAAGAAAATGTGGGATCGTATGAGAAACGATCCTGATATTCATGTACATGGTGAACATCCAGATGGCACAAAACAAGAATTAAAACCAGGTGATGAAACACATGCAGCATATGGCGATAAATCTAAAGAAGGTATGCGAATTGGTAAAATGAAACTTGTGGCCGGCGCCAGAAAATCGGAGATGTAATTTAAGTGGCCACCAATTTCTATTTTCGCAACTACGATTCATCCAACGAACAGAATCTCTATGAAGATCTAATCATAGAGTCAATTCGTATGTACGGGGAGGATATGTACTATATTCCCCGTGTTATCACCAACTACGATGGTCTTCTTGGTGAAGATGCATCCTCACAATATAACCAAGCAATTTTGGTTGAACTTTATATTAAATCAGTAGATGGTTTTACTGGTGATGGTAACTTTATGTCTAAGTTTGGTCTACAAATTAGAGACCAAGTTGTATTCAGTATAGCACAAAGAACATTTAATCAAGAAGTTGCAAATATAACAAATCAATTAAGACCTAATGAAGGCGACTTAATTTATTTCCCACTTAATAAAAAATGTTTTCAAATCAAATTTGTTAATAAGTTCGAAATGTTCTATCAGTTTGGTGCATTACAAACATATGAATTAACATGTGAGTTGTTTGAATACAGTAATGAACAGTTTAATACCGGGATTACTGAGATTGATAATCTTCAAAAAAATTATTCTGTCAATATTCTTGATTATGCTATTATGGACGAAGAAGGTGTAAATCTAACTGATGAAGATAGTAATTATCTAGTTGTTGAAAAATATAAGCCAGACGTTATTAATCCAGCATCACAAAATGATTTAATTCAAAATGGTTCGAATAACTTTCCTATAGGCTCAAATGACTTTATTGACTTTAGTGAAATAGATCCTTTTAGTGAAGGTACTCTGTAATGTTCTCTACTACACCTTTTTACTTTTCATTAATTCGCAAGTATATTATACTATTCGGAACTCTGTTTAATAACATTCGTATCTCTAGAACAGATAAGGATGGCAATGTTACTATGATTGAGCGTGTGCCAATCACTTATGGACCAAAAGATAAAATGTTAGCCCGCGTAATTCAGGATCCAAACATTGATCGACCAACAGCCACATATCCATTACCTATGATGGCTTTTGAAATGACTAGTTTTGATTATGATGGAACAAGAAAACTACAGACAATTAATCGAATTGCTGTAGTAAATCCTGATGATAAATCCAAGAATAAATATCAGTATAATCCAGTACCTTATAATATTGGATTCCGTCTAAGTATTCTGGTAAAGAATGCTGAAGATGGTAATAAAATTGTAGAACAAATTCTACCATATTTTACACCTGACTGGACATCCACAGTTCACCTTATTCCAGAGATGAATGTTACGATGGATATTCCTGTTATACTTAACAATGTGAGTATTGAAGATGTTTATGATGGACAATTTGAAAATCGTAGATCATTAGTTTGGAACCTTGATTTTACACTTAAGGGCTATATTTACGGACCAGTTAAATCTACTAAGATTATTAAATTTACAAATACCGAATTTTTTGTAGCTACCGGTGATAATATTCGAGAGGCTAATGTTGCCGCTGCGTATGTACAAGTTCAGCCAGGACTTACAGCAAATGGCAAACCAACATCAAATGCTAGTTTGTCGATACCAGTTGCAAATATTATAGCTACGGACACGTTCGGATATGTGACCTCTATTACGGAACCTTAATATGAATGATGATGACAATGATGATGATAACGAAAATCCAATTGATAGAGCTTTAAATTTAGGACCGATTAATAATAATTATGGTAAAACAATATCATCAATTATTAGCCAAGCACGAGATGATTCTGCTGATGAAGATTTTACATTTGCCAGAGCAAATATTCGTGAGGTTATTGAAAATGGTACCGATGCCATATCCAAACTTACTATAATTGCTCAACAGTCACAGAATCCTAGGGCATATGAAGTATTAGCTAAATTGATGGATACTGTTGCAAATGCCTCAAGAGAATTGCTTGAACTTCAGGAAAAGATCCGATCAATTGATAAATCGGACATACCTCGTGATGAAGAGGCAAAGAGTCAGGTCACCAACAATTTGTTTGTTGGCTCAACTCATGAATTACAAAAGATGATTGAAAATATGAGAAATAGAACTATTAAATAATTCATATTATGTCATAGACTATTATAACACAGTACAAGAATGTTGTCAACAAAAATGAATACTAATGCAGAAATAATTCCAAATTTTAAAGCTTATATGGGCAATCCTAATTTAAAACGAGCAGGGATTGATGTAAATTGGACACCGACCATGATCGAAGAGATGGTCAAGTGTTCACAAGATGTTGTATATTTCGTTAGTAATTATATGAAAATTGTTAACGTGGATAAAGGTCTAATCCCGTTTGAACCATATGATTATCAAATTGAAATGCTTAAGGCAATGGCTGAAAATCGTTATAATATTATGGCTACTTCACGACAGGCTGGCAAATCTACTACAACATGTGCTTTTATTTTATGGTATATTCTTTTTAATAATGATAAAAACGTGGCTTTGCTTGCTAATAAAGCCGATACCGCTCGTGAAATTTTAGGTAAAATTCAATTAGCATATCAGCATCTTCCAAAATGGATGCAACATGGTGTTCTTGAATGGAATAAAGGTTCATTTGTTCTTGAAAATAATAGCAGAGTTCTTGCTACTGCCACATCGGCCGATAATATTCGTGGTTTCAGTATCAATCTTCTATTCATTGATGAGGCTGCATTTATTGATAACTGGGATGAATTCTTTACCTCAGTTTATCCTACGATTTCATCCGGTAATACTTCCCAGGTTATTCTTGTTTCAACACCAAATGGTTTAAATCATTTTTATGCTATTTGGCAAAATGCATTAGAAGATAAGAACAACTATAAACCTATAATGGTAAAATGGGACAGAGTCCCAGGTCGTGATGAAAAATGGCGACAAGATACATTAGCAGGTATTAACTTTGATACCGAAAAATTTGCACAAGAATTTGAAGTAGAATTTCAAGGATCATCGGGTACTCTTATTGCAGGTTGGAAGTTAAAAGAACTCGTCTATAAGACACCTCTTCATGCCAAGGATGGCTTGAAACTTTATGATTCACCTGAAAAGAATAAACAATATGTTTGTGTGGCTGACGTTTCACGTGGTAAAGGTCTAGACTATTCGGCGTTTAGTGTATTTGATATAAGTGCGATGCCATATAAACAAGTATGTGTTTTTAAAAGTAATATGATGACCCCGATAGATTATGCCGATGTAATCCATAGGGTTTCCAAATCTTATAATAATGCCGGTATTCTTGTTGAAATTAATGATATTGGTGGACAGGTAGCAGATTCATTACATTTTGATTTTGAATATGATAATGTATTATCTACAACTGCCGGTGGTGGTAGATCAGGAAAACAAGTCACGTCGGGTTTTAGTGGTGGTAGTACTGACAAAGGTGTTCGAACTACAAAAATTGTAAAACAAACCGGTTGTTCAATATTAAAACTTTTAATTGAAGGTAATCAGTTAATCATTAATGATCTAAGTACAATTAATGAATTATCTACTTTTTCCAAAAAAGGTAATACATATGAAGCGGAACCAGGTAAACATGATGACTTGGTGATGGGTCTTGTACTGTTTGCTTGGTTATCGGATCAACTTTATTTTAAAGAACTCACTTCCATAAATACATTAGCAAATCTTCGCGAAAAAAATGAAGAAGAAGTTATGCAAGATCTTGCTCCATTTGGTTTTATTCAAGATGGAACCGAGGAAAGAATTATTATTGAAGTTTCAGGTGATCGTTGGATGGTCGTTGATACGTATAATGAGCCAGAGAACAATATTTTATAAATAAACAAGAGTTTGAAATACATTTTTTATAAAAAAGGAGAGATAACAAATGGCATATCAAGTAAGTCCTGGTGTAAATGTAACTGAGATTGATCTTACAACGATCGTTCCTGGTATTTCCACCGTAGCCGGCGCTATCGCAGGTGTTTTTAAGTGGGGACCCGTAGGTGAACGCGTTCTAATCACCAACGAAACAAACCTCATTAATACATTTGGCAAACCGAATGCTAATAACTACGAGACATTCTTTACTGCTGCTAACTTCCTAGCATATAGCAGTGCACTATATGTTGTTCGTGCAGCAAATACAACAAATACAACTTCAACAGTTGGTGCATTAAATGCACTTGCAAACACTGGTCCTGTAGCAAACGTTTTATTAAATGTGGTAAAAAATAGAACTGATTATTTAAATAATGTAGCTACTTTTGATGCTAATACTCTTTATGTCGCGAAATGCCCCGGTGATCTTGGTAATTCCCTCCGTGTTTCTATATGCAGCAGTGTCAATGCATATAGTTCAAATTTGGCATTGATTGGTTCACAAGCAAGTAATACAATCACTGGTTCATTTACAATAAGTGTTGGATCGAATACTGGTACATTTAACTTTGTTGCTCAAACAAACAGTACTGCTGCAAATACGTATGCAACAGGAATTGCTGCTAATGTTATTATTGGTGATCTAATCACAGTTGGTAATTCGTCAATTGGTACACAATATTTAAAAATAACAAGTATTGCAAACGCAGTAGCGAATGTTGCAAACACCAATTCTGTACTTACACTTGGATTTGATTCGGTTTTTAAACTTTCAACAGACTTCGTTGCAAATACAACAACGAATGGAAATTCAACTGTTATAAGTGTGACAAGATCTTGGCAATATGTTAATCGTACTAATGGCGCACCTGTAACTTCTAACTATGTCACTAATTATGGTAATTCTGCTGCTGTTGATACCATGCACGTAGTAGTAGTTGACCAAGACGGTCAATTTACAGGAACTCCTGGTGGAGTGCTTGAAGTATTCGAAAATTTATCACGTGCAACCGATGCAAAATCTGACAATGGTGCTTCTCTATACTATAAGACAGTAATTAATGATGGTTCTGCTTATATATGGTGGGCAAATGACCGCTCAGGCGCTGTATCAAATACAGCATTGAATATTACTTCTTCAACAAATTTAGTACCTCTTACATTGGATTTTAGTGGTGGTACTGATGGTTATTCCGAAAGTAATATTCCTGTAGGTTCTCTTGCAACAGGTTATGATCTGTTTAATTCTACTGAACAGGTTGATATTTCCTTGGTTCTTCAAGGTAAGCCAACGGGTGGGTCAACAGTTGTAAATGGACAGTCTGTTGCTAACTTCCAACTGGCTAACTATATTATCCAAAATATTTGTGAAACGCGTAAAGATTGTATCGCATTTATTTCACCAGATGATGCAACTGCTCGTTCAAATCCAGGAAATGAAGCAACATCGATTGTTAACTGGTTTGGTGCGGTAGCGGATTCAACATATTATGTTTCAGACAGTTCATATAAGTATATGTATGATCGTTATAATGATGTATATCGTTATGTTCCACTAAATGGTGATATTGCTGGTCTTTGCGCAAGAACAGAAACAACTAATGATACCTGGTTTTCGCCAGCTGGGTTTAATCGTGGCCAAATCAGGAATATTGTAAAGCTACGTTATAATCCAACACTACCTAGTAGAGATCTTCTCTATAAAAACGCCGTAAATCCAGTTGTAACATTTCCTGGTCAAGGTACTATTTTATTTGGTGATAAGACAGGTACTAAAAGGCCTTCCGCATTCGATCGTATTAATGTTCGTCGCTTGTTTATTACTCTTGAAAAAGCTATTTCTAATTCTTCAAGATTCTCATTGTTTGAATTCAACGATGAGTTTACAAGATCACAATTCAAAAATCTAGTTATTCCTTTTCTGCGTGACGTTCAAGCTCGTCGTGGTATTACAGACTTCCTTGTTGTTTGTGATGCTACAAACAATACGGCTGAAAGAATTAATCGTAATGAGTTCTGGGGTGATATTTACATCAAGCCAAATCGTTCGATTAACTTTATCCAGTTGAACTTTGTTGCCGTTAGAACAGGTGTTGAATTCTCAACCATCATCGGTCAATCATAATAAATAAAAAATAGGAGTTAAACAAATGGCATTTAATATCGATGAATTTCGTGCTAAAGGTCTTACAGGTGGTGGTGCAAGACCGTCACTATTTGAAGTTGAACTTGTTAGTCCACCACTTCAAATAAGTTCAACCATTTTGGAAAAATTTATATTTACGTGCAGCGCTTCTGAAATACCTGCAGCAACAGTTGGATCAATTGATGTTAGTTATTTTGGTCGTCAAATTAAATTAGCAGGTGATCGTACATTTGCTGATTGGACTGTAACTATTCAAAATGATGAAGATTTTGCAATAAGAACTATGTTTGAAGCCTGGTCAAATCAAATTAATCAATTAGTAGCCAATAAACAATTGCCTTCAACGACTGGTGGCAATAATGGTTATAAAGCTTCCAGCGCTATTGTAAGACAATTTGGAAGATCTGGTAAAAGTATTCTTAGAGGATACGAATTTGTTGGTATATTTCCAACGAATGTTGGAAACATGGCTCTTGATTGGGAGGCAACAAATCGTATTCAAACATTTGACGTAACATTTTCATATGATTATTGGGTACCCGCTAATATTACGGGTTCCATAGCCGATCTGGATACTGGTATATCAGGTAATGCTAAACCAGCTGGTACACAGGGTCCAAATCAATAAAGTATAAGTAGTATTGAATAACATGTTAGAGGGGAATATTCCCCTCTAAATTTTGGAAAATAAAATATGATAGCCGATTCTTTTGTGTATTGTTGGTCTGATATAAAAACAAATAAGTTGTATGTCGGGGTTCATAAAGGGCCCTTCGATGACGGCTATATTTGTTCTAGTAAAGTCATGCTTAAAGAATACAATGAAAGACAATCAGACTTTAAGAGAGAGATTGTGGCTACAGGTACATATAAAGATCTATTGAAACTTGAAGCCACAATCCTAAAGTCAGCCAATGCGGCCCGAGATCCTATGTTTTATAATAAGCACAATGGAGATGGCCGACCTTATATAGAGAGACATTCCGAAGAGACAAAGCAAAAGCTTTCAAGACCTAAAACTGAAGAACATAAAAGAAAACTTCGTGGTAAGAGACCACATGTTAATCAGTCGGGAAAGAATAACAATGCTTATGCTGCCCAAAAGGGTAAACCTAAGTCCGATGATCATAAATTAAAAAATAGCATAGGTCAAGCAAAGATTTTATGGACTGTTATCTCGCCTTCTGGTGTTGTATTTTCATTTATGAATCTAAAAAAAGGTTGCAAAGATAATAATATTGCAACAAGCCCTTCAAATCTTTGGCTTTCTGCAAAGAAAGAAAAGCCCATACAAGGATGGCAATGCTTTAAAGATAGTTCTAGATTTGATAAAGGTATTATAGAATGAAATTGTTCGGGTTCACGTTTAAAAGAGATATTCCTGTTGATACAGCACCATCATTTGCTCCTTTAGAGTCCGATGATGGTGCTGTTATTGTTGCCGCCGGTGGTTCTTATGGCACATACATTGATCTTGATGGTACTGTAAGAACTGAAGCCGAATTAGTCACTAAGTATAGAGAAATGTCATTGCAGCCAGAAATTGATACTGCAGTAGACGAAATTGTCAACGAATCAATTGATATTGATGAAGAAACAATAGTAGATATTAATCTTGATAATATAGAAATATCCGATAAACTTAAAAAAGTTATTCGTGAAGAATTTCAAAATGTTCTTAGTCTATTAGATTTTAATAGAAGAGCATATGAAACATATCGCCGTTGGTATATTGATGGTAGACTTTATTATCACGTTGTAATTGATGAAACTGATACAAAAGCCGGTATTAAAGAACTTCGATATGTTGATCCACGAAAGATCAGAAAAATTCGTGAAGTTGCTAAACGAAAAGTTTCAGGTGGCGATGGTGGTGTTGCCGTAATACCAAAAACTCAAAATGAATATTTTATCTTTAATGACAAAGGTTTTAACTACGGTAATAAAGCTGTTGGGCCTTCGACTACTGGTTTAAAGATTGCTAAAGATTCCATTGTGTATGTGATGTCTGGTTTGACGGATACACAAGGTACAATGGTTCTTTCATATATGCATAAAGCAATTAAGGCGTTAAATCAATTACGCACACTAGAAGACGCATTGGTCATTTATCGTCTTGCTCGTGCTCCAGAACGTCGTATTTGGTATATTGATGTTGGTAATCTACCGAAGATGAAGGCTGAACAATACGTTCGCGATATTATGGTCAAGCACAAGAATCGTTTGATTTATGATGGCGCTACCGGTGAAGTTCGTGATGATAGAAAATTCATGACGATGCTTGAAGATTATTGGCTACCGCGCAGAGAAGGTGGCCGTGGTACTGAAGTCACTACACTTCCTGGTGGTCAAACTCTCGGTGAGATGGACGATGTTCTATATTTCCAAAAGAAATTATATCAAACATTAAATGTACCAGTCAATCGTTTAAATTCTGATGCACTATTCTCAATTGGTAGAGCAACAGAAGTTACAAGAGATGAAGTAAAGTTCTCCAAATTTATTACTCGTTTGCGTTCCAGATTTTCCACATTATTCACTCATGTATTGGAAAAACAATTAGTACTCAAACAAATCATGAGTATTGAAGATTGGGAACAAATTGAAACCAAAATTAAATATAAATTTGCTAAAGATAATTATTTTACAGAACTAAAAGATGCCGAGGTACTTCAAAATAGAACTCAGTTAATGATGACTATGGAACAAGGTGGATTGATTGGTAAATACTATTCACATCAATGGGCCCGTAGAAATATTCTACAACAATCTGATGATGATATTGAAGAACAAGATAAAGAAATAAATATTGAGACTGAATCGGGTGATCCTCGTTGGATGAGTCCGGAACAGCAACAACAAGAAATGATGGACCAACAACAAAGTCAAGATCCTAGTCAAAATGTTGATGATGGTGTAGATGCTAATTCTTCAACTGATCCAGATAAAGCTGAAAAAGTACGTAATGCAGAATTGACTATTAAGCAAATGAAAGAAAAGGGTGCTGATAACCGTTCTATTCAAGATGAATCTAAATATAAATCAGCTCTCCAAATTGTAGCAAGAAATAAATAGGAGTGAATAATGACAGAGATTGAATATAGACTGGCGGATCTTATTAACTTTAGTTCTAGCCAAAAGCCTATTGAATTTGCAGATGCATTTAAGTCTATTATAACAGATAGAATTTCATCAGCAATTGAAGCTCAAAAAGCCGATATTGCAAAATCAATATTTAATAATGATGGTCCTGAAGATGATGAAGATGAAGACTTTTTTGATGATGAAGATGATTTTGATTCAGAAGAGTAAGGAAAACCAAAATGCCTAAGTTATTAAAAGACATTCTAAATGGCGTAAAGAAATCAAAGATAGTTCCAGGTTCTACTGGTTCTGATCCTGGTGTAGACTATGCTCCAAAAGCTCCAAACGAACAAGAGTTTGTAAAGAAGCATGAGCGTGAAAAACACGAAGATCGTGTTGGAAATGGCGATGACATTTATCAAGCCACTAATATTAAACATTCTCAGGTCAATGATCCAAAACATGGTTATAAAAAGCCACAAGATAAAAATGTAAATGAAGCCGCAAAGTGCAACATGACAGAGGAAGGTGTTTCTTGTCCGGTACATGAAATGGCTGATTGTTCTAAGGCAACAAAAACTCTTAGAGAAGTTGCTAAGAATCCATATGCTATTGGTATGGCAGCTGCTATGAAAAGTACAGGTGATAAACCACCTCTTGCAAAATCGACAATTGTAAAAGCACATGATATTGCTAAGTCAATTAAAAAGGAAGATCTAGCAGTTCCTCTACTTGGTGGTTCAGATGACGATGAGTCCGCTGAAATGGCAAAGACTCAGCTTCGCGCTCTTGCTAACAAGGCACTTCACCTCGCCATGCAGCTAAATGACGATCAGATTGTTGAACCTTGGGTTCAGTCAAAGATTGCAGTTGCTAAGGATTATGTAACAGCTGTTCATGACTACATGATCTACGGCGATCATGCTAAGGATAAGAAAGACGAGCAGTCAGCGCCATATGAAGGTGGCATTGATATGTCAGGCGCTCCAACTAACACATTCCCAAGTTTCTCAGCTGACGTAAATACAGGAAGAAACGTATGACCAAAATAATTAAACCACTCGGTATAGAGTCCGTTTGTAATACTACAACATTCAGTTCTTACGGTAATAACACATTAGTTAAAATATCACATGGTGGCGCGATTACTGCTTTACATCTGATTACCTGTAAAGATTCAACTAATACTACTACTAAATGGACGACTTCCATTATTGGTGGAGAGACTTTAATTTTACAAAAAGGCGCAACAGATATATTAACTTCTAATAACACAGCTACTTCTTTAGTAGCCGTTCCAGTTGCGTATAATAATTAAGGTAAAAAAATGAAACTTATTACCGAACTCACAGAAGCAATCGATTTTGAAACTCAACTTGATGAAGCAACTGGTAGAAAGCAACATCATATTCACGGTCGCTTTCTTGTTGCTGAAGAACAAAATAAAAATGGCCGTGTATATCCAATGTCTGTATTGGAAAATGCAGTAAATAAATATAATGAAAGCCATATTAAAACAAATCGTGGTTACGGTGAACTAGGTCATCCTTCCGGTCCACAGATTAATTTAGATCGTGTATCCCATCTTATTGTTGAATTAAAGAGAGATGGTAAGAGTAATTATTTTATTGGTAAAGCAAAGTTGACTGATACTCCTATGGGTAATATTGCTAGAGGTCTTCTTGATTCTGGTGCTAATTTAGGTGTTTCTTCTCGTGGTATGGGAAGTCTTCAATCAGAAAATGGTGTGATGATTGTACAACCTGATTTTCATCTTGCAACTGCAGCCGATATTGTAGCTGATCCATCTGCACCTAATGCTTTTGTAAAAGGTGTTATGGAAAATGTTGATTGGGTTTATGATGCGACTAATGATTCTTGGTACCAAGAGAAACTACATGAAACACGTAAACAATTAAGAACTATGCGTATGGACGAAATTGAACATAATAAACTTGCTATTTTTGAAGGTTTCGTCAAGTCTTTATCGTCAAAAACAAATTTGTTATAAATAAAACAAATAGAATGTAAGGGAGACCTTTTAATGCCTAAGAAAAATATCGAACAACTTGACGAACTTAAGAAATCAACTCTTGGTTCATATGTAAAGAAAGCATCGGCCGATGCAGTTGACAAAACAGATGATGCTGGTCAAGAGTTGTCTCATGGAAGCATAGAAACAGGTATGAAACTAGGTGATAAAGCAAGAAAGCGCCTTGCTGGTGTTTCTAAAGCTACTGATCGTCTGACGAAAGAAGAATATGATGCTCTTTCTGAAGAAGAAAAAGAAATGTATGAATCAGTTGCTTCGGACACTTTGAAGGCTGATTCACGCTCTGATGATTCAAATCCAAAGTCAAAGATTGCAGCTATTAATGCGGTCATTGGTTCGATGAATGCTATGAGTAGTGATGAACTTACAAAGTGGTATACAAGTGCTATGGCTCTTATTGGTAAGGAAGCTTCTGCTCTACCAGGATCAGCAAATTCAGATTCAAATAAAAGTTCATTGAATATGAAGGGTTCGGCTGCTGTTGGTAGTGGTGGTGCATCTGCCGCCGATCCAATGCCAAAGCTAGATCACATGAATAATCCCCTTGCTTCCATGAAGGAAGATGTTGAGGAAATGTTTGTTGGCACAGAACTATCCGAAGAGTTCAAGGATAAGGCAACAACACTATTTGAAGCCGCAGTAAATGCACGTACAACACTTGAAATTGCTCGTCTTGAAGAAGAATTTGAAGCTGCTTATGAAGAAAAACTTGAGGAAGAACTTACCTCAATTGTTGAAAATGTAGAAACTAATCTTGATACTTACCTAGATTATATTGTAGAAAAGTGGATGGAAGATAATCAAGTTGCTATTGAATCTTCTCTTCGTAATGAAATTATGGAAGAATTTATTGGTGGTCTAAAAGGTCTATTTGCCGAACATTACATTAATGTACCTGAAGAAAAGGTCGATGTAATTGAAGCCATGGCTCAAAAGATTGAAACTCTAGAAAATGCATTAAACGAATCTATCAATGATACTAATGAGCTCAAATCAGTACTTGCTGAAGCTAAAATGTCATCATTGATTGATGAATTGTCAGAAGGTTTAACAATGTCTCAAGCAGAAAAGTTCGCTGCTCTTGCTGAAGGTGTGAGCTTTGATGGCAATTTTAACTCTTACAAATCAAAACTTGAAATGGTTAAAGAGACATATTTCTCAATGAAGCCAAAGACTTCAAATATTGAGGAAGAAACTTTTGAAAGTGATGATGAAAGTGTGAATACCGTAAATATGGATCCACATGTAAGTAATTATGTCCGTGCAATTGCTAGAACGACTAAGAAATAATTTTATATAAATAAATAGAACCTACAAAGAAAGGGAAATTAAATGTTTTTACAAGAAGAAATTCAAAAGAAGTGGTCACCAATTCTTGACCATGCCGATCTTCCATCAATCAAGGACTCACACCGCCGTTCCGTAACAGCTATTGTTCTTGAGAATACAGAGCGTGCACTTCGTGAAGCTTCATCTCATGGTCAATTCCAGACCTTGACTGAAACAGCTTCAACTGGCGCATACAATGCTATGGGTGCTTCTAGTTCAACTGCAGGCGCCGGTCCAATTGATACATTCGATCCAGTACTTATCTCACTGGTTCGTCGTTCAATGCCTAACCTAATTGCCTATGACATCTGCGGCACACAGCCAATGACTGGCCCAACAGGCTTGATCTTTGCTATGCGCTCACGTTATGGTAACTCTGCTGCTCTTGGTAATACATCTGCTGTTGGTAATACTAAGGCTGCCGGTGAAACATTCTACAACGAAGTTGATACCACATTCTCTTCTGTAACATCTGGTGCTAACTCATTTGGCCAGAAGTTCGTTGGTACAATCCCAGGTGATACTAATACTTCTATCATGTCTGCCGTTAACGGTTATAACACTGGTACAGGCATGTCAACAGCTCAGGCTGAAGTACTTGGTGCCGATGGCAACACTGCTTTTGCTCAAATGGGCTTCTCAATCGAAAAGGTCACCGTAACTGCTAAGTCACGTGCCCTCAAGGCTGAGTACACAATGGAACTGGCTCAAGACCTTAAGGCTATCCATGGTCTCGATGCCGAAACTGAACTTGCTAACATTCTTTCTGCTGAAATCCTTGCCGAAATCAACCGTGAAGTTGTTCGCACAATCAACATCACTGCCGTAACCGGCGCACAAGACAATACAACAACTGCTGGTGTATTTGATCTTGACACCGATTCAAACGGCCGTTGGTCTGTTGAAAAGTTCAAAGGTCTTATGTTCCAACTAGAACGCGAAGCTAACTACATTGCTCGTACAACCCGCCGTGGTAAGGGCAACATTGTTATCTGTTCTTCAGATGTTGCTTCTGCTCTTCAAATGGCTGGTGTTCTTGACTATGCCCCTGCCCTCAACTCAAACAACCTCAATGTTGACGATACAGGCAATACTTTTGCTGGTGTTCTCAATGGTCGCCTAAAGGTTTATATTGACCCATATGCTCTCGGTGGTAACTATCTGACCGTCGGTTATAAGGGTTCTTCTGCCTTCGATGCCGGCCTATTCTATTGCCCATATGTTCCACTACAAATGGTAAGAGCTGTTGATCAGTCAACATTCCAACCAAAGATTGGCTTCAAGACTCGTTATGGTATGGTTGCCAATCCATTCGCTCAAGGTGGTACTGTTGGTTCGGGCGCTCTGACATTCAATACTAACTTCTACTACCGTCGTGTCGTTGTCAATAATTTGATGTGAAATATATACTTTCTTAGATTATTGACTATTATCTAAGAATATAACGAGACTGGATCCAACCAGTCCAACTAGAAAAGGGAGCTTCGGCTCCCTTTTTTTATGTATAAATAGATAGGTATTTTGGGAGTGTATTATGACTGCAATTGATAATTCAATAGCCAACAGCAATTTTCTTTCGCCACTAAACTTCAAGTTTCAATTGAAGCGTGCTCCACATATTAACTTTTTTATCCAGACAGTTAATATACCTGGGCTTTCATTACAAGCAATTGATGTAAATAATCCATTAATTCGCGTACCATATGCTGGCGATCATTTGATGTATGATGAACTTGATATTTCATTTAGAGTCGATGAAGATCTTCAGAATTATATGGAAATGCATGAATGGATTCGCGCACATGGTAAACGTAGTTTTGAAGAATTTGCTGCATTAAAAAATCAACCAAAATATTCAGGTGAAGGTTTATATTCTGATATTATTTTGACAATTTTAAAAAGTAATAAAAATCCAAATTATAGCATAGTATTTCAGGATGCATTTCCTATTTCACTATCAGGCATTGATTTTAATACAACTTTAGAAGATGTTAGTTATTTAAAAGCTTCTACAAAATTTAGATATACCACATATAATATAACTAAAGTCACATAAATCGTTGACAATCAATTAAAAACGTGATATATTACTTGTAATGATTGATAAGGTGTGTGATGAAGTTTGAAGATATATTTGAAGAATGGAAGAAAGATAGTGATATTGATAGGACTGAATTAGGACTTGAAAGTCTTAAGATTCCTAAACTTCATCATAAGTATTATACGTATCTGGTTGCTGAAAAAGCAATATTAAGAAAACACGAATCTCAGTTTAAACAACTTAAACTTTTAAAATATGAATTTTTTACGCAAGGTCATACAGAAGAAACAAGAACGCTAGGTTGGCAATTACCAGCTAAGGGTATGATATTAAAACCTGATATTCCGATGTATATAGAAGCCGATAAAGATATTGTAGAACTTTCATTAAAGATTGGCGGACAACAAGAAAAAGTTGAATTTCTTGAGTCAATTATTAAATCATTTCAAACAAGAGGTTATATTATAAAGAACGCAATTGAGTTTGCTAAATTCGTATCGGGTGGTTAATGGAAATAGTTACTATAAAATATTATGATGAAACTTATATTAAGGTAGATTGTGATCCTTCTACTGCAATGGAAATATCAGACTGTTTTACGTTTGATGTACCAGGAGCTAAGTTTAGTCCTGCTTATAAGAATAGAGTTTGGGATGGCAAAATTAGATTATTTAATCCCATGGCTTGTTTACTCTATGCCGGTCTTAAAGATCAACTTGTAACTTTTTGTAATAGCAGACAATATACTGTAGAATTTGATGGCCCATTTGGTGATACCGAATTTTCATTATATGAAGCCAATCAATTTATAGAAAAACTACAAACCAAATACCCACCAAGAGAATATCAAGTCGAAGCATTTATGCATGCCGTAAGAAAACGTAGAGGTGTTTTATTATCACCTACCGGATCCGGCAAATCACTCATCATCTATATGCTTTCTTGTTTTTATAGATCAAAAACACTTATTATCGTTCCGACTACATCATTAGTGCATCAAATGGCTTCCGACTTTGAAGACTATGGATTACCTAAAGGAATGATCCATAAGATCATGTCTGGCCAGGAGAAACAAACGGATCAGCCATTTGTAATTTCAACATGGCAATCAATTTTTAAATTACCCAAGCAATGGTTTCAACAGTTTGATGTAGTCATCGGTGATGAAGCACACTTATTTAAAGCCAAATCACTGACCTCAATATTAACAAAACTAAATCAATGTAAATATAGATTTGGTTTTACCGGCACACTTGATGGTACACAAACACATAAATTAGTACTAGAGGGTTTATTTGGACCTGTTCGTAAGATCACCACTACTGCTGAACTTATGGAACAAAAACATCTAGCGGAATTGACTATTAAAGCTTTAGTACTTAAATATCCTGATGATATTAGAAAACTTATAGCTGGCGCTGATTATCAAGCAGAAATGGATTTTCTGGTAAAACACACACCTAGAAATAAGTTTATCAAAAATCTAGCATTATCACTTACTGGTAATACATTATTATTGTTCCAATATGTTGATAAACATGGTAAAGTATTATTTGATATGATTTCCCAAGAAGTTATTGATCGTAAAGTATTTTTTATATCGGGATCCGTGGATGGAGAGAAACGTGAAGAGATTCGTAAGATTATTGAAACAGAAGAGAATGCTATTGTGGTTGCTAGTTATGGAACTAGCTCCACAGGTATCAACATTCGTAATTTGTCTAATGTTTTATTTGCTAGTCCTTCAAAATCTAGGGTAAGAAATCTGCAGTCTATTGGTCGTGGTCTCCGTTTGTCTGATACAAAGTCTACCGCCACACTATATGATATTGCCGATGATTTATCGTGGAAAACCAAAAAGAATCATACAATACTTCACTTCATTGAACGTATTAGAATATACAATGAAGAGAAATTTAAGTATAAAATCTATAACATAGACCTATAGTTATTGTTTCCTCACTACTGATTATATACACATTGGAAAGGATGTCAACCAAAATGGCACGTAATTATGTTAATAACCGTGATTTTTATGAAGCTATTAAAACGTATAAGGAAAAGGTTGTAATTAATCCAAATACTAAGATTCCGGATTATATTGGTATGTGCATATTAAAAATTTGTGAGCGCTTGTCGACAAAACCTAATTTTATTGGTTACTCATTCCGTGATGAAATGATTGCCGATGGGGTTGAAAATTGTATTCATTCGGTTTTACTTTTTAATATCGAACGATCTGATAATCCATTTGCTTATTTTACTCAAATAGCATGGAATGCTTTTCTTCGGCGAATTGCTAAGGAAAAGAAAGAGCAATATATAAAGTATAAGAATATGCAAAATTCATTTCTCCAAAGTGATTACCTTGATGAATCTCTTTATGGTGATAGTGGTGGTGTTATCCACACAAAGAATAATGATGTTGCAAATGAAATTATTGGTTCTTTTGAAAAAAAGATGTTGACAAAGCCTAAGAAAGTTGTTAAAATAGGTCTTGAGAAGTTCTGCGAAGGAGCACAAATGAATGGAAACGAAACACAAGTATCTAGTCCCACAATCAGTAATTGATTGTGCTGAAGCTATGTTGAATGAAAAGAATTTAAATGTTCGTAATACGTATGAACAAAGAATTGAAGCTACTCTTAAGTATTGTGAAAATGCTTTAAAACAAAATCAGCTTACACCTAAAAGAATGCGCTGAATGAAAGTTGCTGTGATCGCTGACACTCACTGGGGTGTCAGAAATGATAATGTTGCATTTATGAATATGTCAAAGAAATTTCTTGATAATATATTCTTTCATGAATTAGAAAAACAAAATATTAAAACTGTCATACATTTAGGCGATTTGGTCGATCGTCGCAAGCATATAAGTTATCTTACGGCAAGTCGACTTCGTTCCGATTTCCTTGAACCACTTGCAATTAAAGGTATTGAACTTATACCTATTGCAGGTAATCATGATGTGTATTTTAAGAATACAAATCAGGTAAATGCTTTGACGGAATTGATTGAAGGTAAGTATGGAAATTGTAATAAACTCCATATTGATCCTGCAGAAATTATTCTTAATAATAAAAAGATCCTATTGCTTCCATGGATTTGTGCCGATAACCGTGAGCAGAGTATGCGAATGATTAAGGAATCCAAGGCTCAATATTGTATGGGTCATTTAGAACTTGCTGGTTTTGAAATGTATAAAGGGAGTATTAATACACATGGCGACGATCGTACAAACTTTGATAAATTTTCTCTCACGCTGTCTGGCCATTATCACCATCGTTCTTTTGATGGCACCATTTGTTATACTGGTTCCCATGGTCAGTTTACTTGGTCTGATTACGGTGATGCTCGCGGCTTCCATATTTTGGATCTCGGAAAAAATGGACTAGAATTTATTCAAAATCCATATGAAATGTTTGGTAAGGTCTGGTATGATGATACCGATAAGGATCTTAATGAACTGTTGAATTACGATTTTAGTCAATTTACAAATAAGTTTGTAAAGCTAATTGTAACCAAGAAGAATAATCCATATTGGTTCGATTTGTTTTGTGAAAAGCTAGAAAAAGCAACTCCTATTGATTTTCAAATAGTTGAGGATCATAAGAATTTAATAATGGAAGATGAAAATATAATAAATGAAGCAGAATCTACCATTGATATTTTCAAGCGACATATTGATCAAATCGGGTCATCAAATGTTAACAAAAATAAGTTGACCAACGTCATAACCGATTTGTATACTCAAGCACTTTCGATCGAATAGGACTACTATGTCAATAGTATTTTCAAAACTTAGATGGAAGAATTTTCTTTCAACCGGTAATCAGTATACTGAAATTGATTTATCCACTAGTGGAACAACTCTTATTGTTGGCCAAAATGGCGCTGGTAAATCAACTTGTCTCGATGCATTAACTTTTGCATTATTTGGTAAACCATTTCGTAATATTAATAAACCACAACTTATTAATTCAATCACAAAGAAAGATATGGCTGTTGAGATTGAATTTAATATAGGTTCGAATTTCTATAAGGTAATTCGAGGTGTTAAACCAACTGTATTTGAAGTATATTGCAATAATACACTTCTAAATCAATCTGCTGAAATGCGTGATTATCAAGAAATACTTGAGAAACAAATTCTTCGTATTAACTACAAGTCTTTTTGTCAAGTAGTTATTCTTGGTAGTGCTTCATTTGTTCCATTTATGCAATTGCCAGCTGGTCAGCGCAGAGGAATTATTGAAGACCTTTTGGATCTTCAAGTATTCACTACCATGAATACTCTACTAAAAGAAAAGATTCAAACAAATAACGATGATATATTACAGAATAGTAATGACCAAAAGTTAGTCAAAGAAAAAATAAAGATGCTCAAAGGGCATTTACAAGATCTTCAGAATCGAAATGAGGAATTTGTAAAAAGAAAGCAAGAACAACTAATTTCAATTGAACAAAGTATATTAGAATCACAAAATAAACAAACAAAATTTATTGAAGAAGCTGGTACATTTTCATATGCTATCGATGAAAAAACTAAACTTTTTAACAAGTTGAATCAATATGAATTACTTCTTATTCAAATGAGAGGTAAAATAGAATATATATCAAAAGAGATTAATTTTTTTAATAACTCAGATAACTGTCCGATATGTACACAACAGATTGACAAAACTTTTAGTTGTGATATAGTATCTACAAAGGAACAAGAAATATCAGAATTAAACGATGGTATTTCGAAATTATTAACTATTAAAGAATCAGTTGGGGAAAAATATAGTAAAGTTTTATCCGATGAAGCAGAATATAAGAGATTAATGAATGAAGCTTCAAATGAAAAACTAAGTATTAAAATTTTTACTCAACAAAAAGAACAAGTTATTAATGAAATTAATAGTGTTGTTTCGGAGAACAAAGAAACATCTGACTATAAAATTTCGGATTTGGAATCAGACTTAACATCTTTGAGTGAAAAGTATAATGAACTTCAAGATGATAAGTTGACTTTAGGTGCTGCATCTATAATGCTTAAAGATGGTGGCATTAAAACTAAAATTATTAATCAATACATACCGATTATTAATAAACTGATCAATAAGTACTTATCTGAATTTGATCTGTTTGTTGAATTTGAACTTGATGAACAATTCAATGAAAAGATTAAATCTAGATATAGAGATGAATTTAGTTATTCATCATTTAGTGAGGG